CAGAGTGACCAACGCGAGCCGTCAGCGAGCGCGTTGAGCCTGCGCGACGGCGCGGCCGCGCCGGCCCGGCGGCATCACCACCGCCGTGACGCCTGCCCGGTGACAGGGCGTGACCCACCACGGCGGTAGTCCCTGTACCAGCGGGTGACCACACCCTCCATGGCCGGGGACCGCATGGCCGCGACCCGCTCCCGCACCACCTGCTCGCCCGGGTCAACGACGACGACCTCGGCGCCCAGGCGCCGGTACCTGGCCCGCGCCTTGGGGCTGGGCATGGTGTGGATCAGGTAGACGTCGACCTGGTCGCGGTGCTTGAGCGCCTCGTCTATGGCCGCGTACCGGGCACGCAGGGCCACGCGGGAGGCGACGCGGTGGTGGTTCCACTGCGGGGCGCCCGGGCCGGTGAGGGCGCGGGTGAGCCGGTCGAGGTCGATCACGATGTCGACCGGCTTCGCGCGGGCCTCGACCCAACTGGACTTGCCGGCGGCGGGCGGCCCGGTGATCACGTACAGCAGGAGTGTCACCTCCTGCCAGGAGTCAGGCGTACGGCAGCGGCGGGGAGTAGCGGGGCGCCTCGGCCAGTCCGGCCTCGGTGAGCGCGATGCGCAGGGCGTCGGCCATGGATACGTCGACGTGCTCAGGCGTGAGCAGGGGCTCGGGCACTCTGCCGGTCCACACGTCGGTCATGTCCTGCAGGTCGACGGTCGCGGCCCGGACGGGGTTGTGGCAGGTGTCGATCTCCACCACGGTCACGGCCTGCTCGATCTGGGGCAGGAGATAGCGGCGGACGAGCGACGTGAGCGGGAAGGGCAGCCGTGTGTAGTCGACCCCTCGGGCCTCGCAGTAGTCCAGCCAGTCGTCGGGGGCCATCCCGTCCCAGAAGCCCCACTTCGACAGCAGGCCCGAGCTGAACAGCGTGAGCTGTGGGTCGGTCATGGTCACCACCTCCGCGATGACCTTACTGGTTGGCGTGCGGCATCCGTGCGGTTGCCGCGGGAGCTGTTGCAGCGCCGGTGCGCCGAGCGGGCATTGGCGGGGTCGAGGAGGTCACCACCGCGGCTGAGCGGGACGGCGTGGTCGAGGGTGAAGGCCCACCGGCCGCGCTGGGCGGCGAGCCCGGTGAGGCTGTAGTCGATGGGGCGGCCGCACCACCAGCAGGGCAGGCCGAGGGCGCGCTGCTGGGCGGTGAGGCGGCGGTAGGGGCGCCCGTTGCGGGGGTTGCTGGCCACGGGCGCCACCCCCGGGAGCTACTGGTCGGCGGAGGCCTCAACGGCGAGCTGGTCGGCGAGGGCGTTGAACGCTGCCACGTACGCGGCGGCAGCGCGGAGCGTGGAGCTCTCGGGCGTCACCGGGTACGTCTGGACCGCTCCGTTGCCGCAGACCACGTTGATCACTGCGGCGCCCTTGTTCTTCCGTCCGGTGACGGCGGCCGTTGCGCCGAGGGTGGCGGCGCCGGCGACCAAGCGCGTGGCCGTCCAGCCCTTGTGCGCACCGGCGTTGATGAACTCGGCACTGCCGCCGAGGACCGGCCCGAGGGGGGTCTCGCCCCGCGTCGCCTTGGGCCAGTCACGGAGGGTGGCGGCCACGTTGAGGGCCTTCTCGGCGGGGTGAGCTCGTCGCCACTCCGCGAGGGCCTGCGCTTCCGCCTGCCGGGCGGCGGCACGCTCGGCGCGCTGCTGCCGCTTCTCGGCGCGCTGCTCCGCGCGCTGTGCGGCCTTCTCCGGGTCCCGAGTGAACATCTGTCCCCCTATGCCGTGGTGTGGGGGGACCGTACCGCCGCCCGGGGCGGGCGTGTAGGCGGTGTGATGGACCTGTGACGGTCAGACACGGGGTGGCCAGGTCCAGTAGTTCGTGTGCGGCTGGTCGCGCGTGGCGAGGTCGTCGGTGTAGGTGGCGGAGGTCAGCCAGAGCAGGTTGTCGCTGTCGGCGAGGACCCGGACGTTGACCGTGGTGTCGGACCACACGCGGTGATGATCGCGGGCGCGACGGTGGCGCCGTTGTTCATCGTGGGATCCATCGGGACGAGGACGATCCGGCCGACCGAGGGCTGCATGGGGGCTCCTTCGTGGTGGGTGTGGGTACCCCGGTACCCGCGCCTGGGTGGCGCGGGCACCGGGTCCGGGGCGCGACTCCCGGTACGCGCCGGTGTGTTGTGGGTAGCTAGTGGGCCCGGTTGCTGATGCCGACGAGGCGGAGGGCGCGGGCTCGGGTGGCCTGCTCGGCGCGGGCGACGTCGCCGAGTTGGACGAGTTGCTGGCCGTCGTCGTCGCGGCCGGTGACGGTGAGGTGGCCGCGGTTGATCCAGTTGCGGATGCCGCGTTCGGTGACCTCGGCGGCGCCGGCGGACAGGAGCTGGCGGGCGCGGGTGGCGTGCTCGGCGGCCTCGCGGATGGTGAGCCAGATGGTGGCCATGGTCACCCCCTGACGCACGAAACCCCCGCTCAGGCGGGGGTTATGGGCATACCGGTGGTGCTGGCACCGAGTATTCGCTACCTGCTGATCTTTGTCCAGCGGGATGGCGACGGCCCGCCGGGAGCAGGGCCGGCGGGCCGTCTGTGTGCGATCAGGAGGAGTGTGGCAGGGGGGTGTGACAGTCCGCGGCCGAGGGGGCGGCGGGGTGCGGCTGGATGACGGACTCGATCATCACGGGCTGTACGCCCTCGGGGACAGCGCCGAGGGCCCAGGCGTTCTCGTACGTGCCGGCGACGATCCGGAGCGCGGTGCGGACAGCCTCCTCGGGGGTGAGCCCGGCGGTGGCCATCGAGTTGAGGTCGGCGCGGAGGTCGGCGTCGAGGGTGAGCGTGAGGGTGAGGACGTTGTCCTGCGTCGCGGGTGCGTCGTCGCGGCGCCAGCGTCGCACCGTGGCCTCGCTGATGCCGGTGCGTCGTGCGATTTCGCGGTTGCTGAGGCGCTGAGCTGCGAGGTGACGCACTGCGTCACGGCGGTCGTCGGCGTGGGTGGGTGTGGCCATGGTGTGGGTCCTAGGCTGCGTCGTGTGCGTCGTGGGGTGCGTCGCCGTATGCGTCGTCGCGGGGTGCGGTGGCGATCCGGACGGCCATGGCGGTGAGGCCGGGCAGCGTCTGGGCGGCGTGGGCGGCGTACTCCTCGGGGTCCATGCGGTGCTGGCAGGCGTGGCAGCGGACGTGGTACTCGCCGTCCGTGACCGCCAGGGCGAAGGCCTCGCACCGCGGGCAGGGCGCCCACCGCGGGCGGGTGCGGGGTTGGGTGCCGGTGACGGCGCGTACCCGGCGGAGGGCGTCCTCCATCGCGGCCCACAGCTCGGGGGCGCGGTCCCAGGTGGCGGCGTACGGGATGTAGGCGCGGAGCCAGGCGGCCCAGCCGGGCAGGCCGCCGCCGAGGGTGCGCGGCAGCGGTTCGCAGCCGGGGGTGATGTAGACCGTGCCGCCGCGGCGGGTGATCGTCGGGTAGTCCGCGGCGAGCCGCGAGCACCAGCCGACGAGCAGGGGGCCGAGGGGGATGCCGCCGGTGTCCTGGCCGTCCGGGTCCGGCAGCCAGTGCCGCGCGAGCAGGTCCACGACGCGGACGTCCACCGGGAGCGGCGGGTGCGCGGCGCCCCCGTGCCGCGTCCCCGTGCTCGGGGAGCGGTACGGGGCGAGCCGGTCCTGCAGCAGCGGCACTTCGGCGACGAGCTGGCGGAGGACGTAGTCCAGGCGGTACTGGCACGCGGCGCACGCCCCCGCCGGCGCGTCGTCCTCGGCGCGGGTGTGGCAGATCGAGCAGCTCACGGCGTGGGTCCTATCGGGCTGTACGGGCGGAGGTGGACGGTCAACGGGGGGATGGCGGGGTCCGGGACGCGGGGTAGGGAGAGCAGGCTGCCGGGGAGCACCCGGCCGTGCCCGGGTCGGGTGCGGGCCCGGTCGAGCAGCTGCTCCAGCCGGGCCAGGGTGGTGGGCTCGGCGGCGATCTCCTGCGCGGGGCTGAGGCTGATGATCACGATGCGCACGGTCAGTCCTTCGCCGGGAGGTTGAGGTCGAGGGCGAGCTGGCCGACCGGCGGGGTGCGCCGGTGGCTGCGGCGGGCGATGTGGTCGATGCCGGCCTGGCAGACCGGGCCCCGGCCGAGAGCGCGGGACACCGGCGATGCCAGGGCCCTGTCGCAGGTCAGGCACCGCACCTCGTCGGTCTCGTCGCTCATCAGCCCGTGCCATCGGTCTGGTCGACGGGGTAGGCGCGGATGTCGAGGCCGGGCACGCCGGTGTCGAGGGGTCGGGAGTCGACCCACAGGAAGTGCGGGTCGGGCAGGCCGTGGTCGTTCGGGGTCATGTGTTCGATGTCGGCGCCGAGCGCGGCCGCCCAGGGGGTGAGCCGGGTGAGGGCCTGCGCGGTGGTCAGGCCGCGGAGTTGGGCCTGTGCGCCGTGGTCCCACCGCCAGGGCAGCACGTCGCCCAGGCCAACCTCCAGGTCCTCGATGAGGTCGAGGCGGTACGTGGTGCGCGTGGACTGCGTGATGACCTCGGCGCGGTGGCGGGCGTGGACTTGGGCGGCGGTGCCGCGGCTGCGGGTGTGGCCGGTCCAGCCGCAGGCGCAGGTGATGTCGTAGCCGTCGACGTGGGTGTAGCAGCCGGACTTGCGGGGGTTGCGGCTGGTGACGGTGCGGGTGTGTCCGGGCAGGCGCTGCCAGTGGTCGGCGAGGCGGCGTACCCGGACCCGGGCGCCGGCGGTGATGTGGCGGGCCAGCGGCGCCGGCGGGGGCGCGCCGTCCGCCGCGCTGTACGTCCAGGCGTCACCGCCCCCGAGGGCCCAGTAGGCGTGAGGCGGGGCGGCGGGGTTGTACCCGGCCAGGGTCCAGGTGGTGTACCGGCGGGTGATCGCGGTCACGGTGAGCAGGCCGGCGGTGTGGTCGACGACGTCGCCGAGCTCGACGTCGCCGGGCGGGACGACGATGGTGGCCCACCCGGTGGCGGGGGCGTAGCGGGCGGCGGTCTCCGCGAGGGAGAGGTCAGCGAGGGACGCGGGCAGGCGGGACGCGGCGGTAGCCATGGCTCAGGCCTCCCGGGCGTCTGCGTCGGGGTGCTGCGCGGCGTACCGGCGGCGGGCCGCGGCGATGACCTCGGCGAGCGCGGCCTGGTCCTGCTCGGTCATCTCGCCGTCGCCGCGGACGAGGACCTGCTCGCCGTCGACCTCGACCAGCCGGCACGTGTCGGTCGGCTCGGGCGGGCTGGAGGTCCTACGCCGGTCGATGACCTCGGCCCACGCGGCGGGGATCGGGGCGGAGCCGTCTGAGGGCGGGGTGGGCTGGTGGGGCATGTCAGGGCTCCTGGTCGAGTCGGTGGGCGAGGTGGGTGAGGGCCTGGTCCTCGATGGCGTCGACCTCCACGTCGAGGTCGACGCGGGGCGGGACGACGCGGTATCGGACGCGGTGGCGGGTGCTGCGGGCGGCGTCGACGGCCAGGCAGAGGGTCGCGAGGGCGGCGGCGAGGCAGCAGGGGATACCGAACGCGAGTGCGAATGCGATGAGGCCTGCGCGGGGGCCGGCGGCGGTGCCGATCACCAGCGCGATGGTCACGATGACGGCGAGGGCGACGGTCAGGACGCGGGCCGGGCTGGTGGCGTACCGTTCGGGGCGGGAGGTCACTCGGTGCCCGCGATCACGTACTCGCCGATGTCGTTGGTGTAGCGGGGGCAGTCGCACCCGCAGGCGCAGTCCGCGTGGTCCTCGCCCGTGCCGTAGCACAGGCAGCCGGACTCGCCGCAGGCCTCGGAGCGGTCGTCGTCGCTGGCGGCCCATGCCTCGACGGCGGCCTTCACGGGGGCGGCGGGGTGCCAGTAGGGCGCGTGGCCCTCGGGGATCGGGCTGCTGCTGAGGAGTGCGCGGACCGTGAGCACGACGGCGGCCGGGTCCGAGTACATGCCGAGCGTGGGCAGGGGCTCCGGGGAGTTGAGCAGCACGCCGTGCGGGCCCCGTTCGGCCCACTGCCACTGGGGGGCGGAGTGCTCCCAGAGCAGGGTGACGCCCTCGGGCAGTGCGTCCTCGTTGACGGCCTGGTGGGTGCCCTCCCAGACGAGGATGGCGTTGAGCATCGTCTGGCAGCCGTCGCCGGACGGGTCGGTCTCCGCGTCGGAGGTCCAGCTGTCGTCGGGGCCGAGGCCGGCGGCGGTGAGGGCGTCGCAGACGGCGGTGATGTACGGGTCGTGGGGCAGGGCGGGGCGCTTCGTGGTCATCGGGACTCCGTGGGGTGGTTGGTCAGGTGGTCGGGTTGGGCGGTGACGTACCAGCCGTGGGCGGTCAGGGCGCTGGCGGCGTGCTGGGCGGTGGCGGCGGGGTCGCTGATGCCGGCCTCCGCCGCTTCGGCGAGCGCGTCCTGCAGGACGCGGACGGCGGCGGCCGGCACGGTCCGGGTCACCGGTACCGCCAGGCGCCGGGGCGGCGTACGGGGCGCGGGGCCCGGCGGGGTGCCGGGGGCCGGGGGGCGGTGCAGGTCGCGGCGTGCGGCATCGCGCGCCACTCGGCGCCCTCCAGGGTGGGCCGCTCGGTGGTGAGGGCGCGGGAGCGGAGCCGGCCGACGACGTCGGCGTGGACGGCCTGGTTGCCGTCGGGGTTCGGGTCGGCGTCGACCGGCATGCGGTTGCCGGCGGCGGTGACCGTCCACAGGATGCGGGCCAGGCAGTAGTCGCACCTGGCCACGTCAGCAGCACTGGGCATCTCGTCTCGTCTCAGGAGTCGCCGGCCGCGCGGGGCGGGGCGTCGGGGATGGGGGGCCGATAGCGGCCCGGGTCGGCGGCCAGGGCCGCGAGGACGTACGCGGTGGGGTCGGGGACGTCGAGGCCGTCGAGCACGGCGAGGGCTACGGGGGCGGCGTAGCGGCGGGGTAGGACCACGCCGTACAGCTCGGACATGCGGTCCGCGATCACGGCCAGGTCCGCCGCCGGGGCGGCCGTGGTGTGGACGGTCAGCAGTAACGGCGCCTGGCGGTCACCGACCGGGCCGCGGCCGCCGCCGGGGAGCGCCTGCAGTTCCGGCGGCCTGTCGGGCGGAGCGGCCTCGTGCGCGCCCACCTGTGGCTGAGGTACGGGCCCAGACACGTCCTGGTCTCTGTCTAGGTCCCTACCGTAGGTAGGTGTACTAGGTACCCCCCCGACGCGATGGGTGTTCTGAATGCCCGTCGCGATGGGTGTTGAGGGGGCGCCGCGATGGGTGTTCTGGTCCTGGGCGCCGGGCTGAATACCCCGACGCGATGGGTGTTCTGAATCCCCCGACGCGATGGGTGTTCTCGGCCTGGGGCGCCCGACGCGATGGGTGTTCTGAATCCCCCGACGCGATGGGTGTTCTCGGTCGGGGGTGGTTCGCTTCGCGGACTTCGCTCGCCGCCGCGCAGACGCCTGCCGGGCCTCGACGAACACGGCCAGGTGCGGGGCCCAGTCGAGGTCGCCCGCGCCTGCGGGGAGCAGCAGCTGCAGCAGGCTGGGCTTGCCCTGGCGGCGGGTCCGCTGGAGCAGGCCGACGCCGACCAGCGCGGCGATGCAGCGGCGGACCTGGTCCACGGAGTACCCGGTGCCGGAGGACAGCGTCTCCGGGCTTACCCAGCAGTTCCCGCCGTCCGCGTCCGTGAAGCTGGCCAAGAGCAGCCCGACGAACAGCACCCGCGGCATGTCGGGGTCGCCCGCATGTCGCAGGGCCTCGCGCCTCAGGCGCAGGACCCACGCGGACTGCACGGACTGGATGGGCTGTTCGGGACTCGACACGTCGTCCTTCCGGTGGTGCTGGAGGTGGGGCGGCGGCGGTGCCGGGGGCGCGCGGCCGTACCGCGCGCCCCCGGGCGGTCACTCACGCGCAGGGGGCAGGAGCAGACGGATGACGGCGTGCGAGCCGTTGGACGTGGTGATGGTGCGGCGGAGCCAGCCCGTCCAGTGGAGCTGCTTCAGCGTCTGGCGGACGGTGCCGTGCGACAGCCCGGCGTCCCGGGAGATCCGCGCCACGCCGATCTCCAGCTCGGGCAGCGGCCCGTCCGCCGGCCACTCCGCCCAGTCCGGGTAGGTCGCGAGGGTGAGGGCGACCAGGCGGGCGTTGGCGGGCAGCGTGGAGTGCTGGACGGACGCCTCCCACCGCCGCCGCGGCGGCGCCCCGGGCGGGACGGGCGCGGCCGCAGCGGCGGGCAGCGGCCGCGCGACCCGGGACGGGCCGGGTACGGCGGCCTGCACGGGGCGGACGGCCAGCGGGCGGCGGCTCAGGGCGGCCATGTCCGCCGGCGTGGGCACTGCGGACATGGTCAGGCCTCCGTCGGGGAGTCGGGCAGGCGCAGCTGGTACCGGGACCGGCTGGTGCTGCCGTGCTTGGTGCGGTCCCTGAGGACCCATCCGCGGTCCACGAGGTCCTGCAGGTGGTGGTGGAGGGCGTGCATGCCCAGTCCGGTACGGGCGCGGAGCTGGTGCAGGGTGGGCTGCGCGTCGGTGCCGATCCGCCCGTTCGGCCAGGCGCACTCGGCGAGGACCAGGCCGACCAGGCGCGAGAGGGGGTGCAGGGCGGGGCTGGTCTGGACGCCCCACCGCCACACCTCCACCCGCGGGGTCCGGTCGTCGTCGTCGGGGAGCTCCACAGGCGGGACCTGCTCCGGCGCCGGGGCGGCCCCGACGAGCGCGGGGCGCATCCCCGCGTACGCGGCGTGCGCGGTGCGGACCAGGTGCGCCAGCGCGGCCCGCAGGTGCCGGCCGTCCGGCACCCCGGCGTACAGCTCCTCGGCCACGCCCATGGCGGCGTCGGCGATCCTCAGCTGCGCGGCCGCCGTGTGCACGTCGGGGGCGGGGTCGGTGGTGGGCGGCGCGAGCGCGGCCGCCAGGTCGTCAGGTCCCATGGGGCGAGACCTCCTTCTTCACGGTGGTGGGCTTGAGGGCGGGACAGTGGGCGATGTGCCAGGCGGCCATGGACTGGCACAGCTGGCGGACGGCGGCCTCGCCGGCCGCGTAGCGGATGCAGCCGTGGCGGCACACGAACTCCGCCACGGGCTCCCGGACCCAGCGCCCGGACTTGACGTCGCGCCAGCCGGCGTCGACCCACAGCCCGAACAGACCCAGGTCCAGGAGCATGGACATCAGGTGCCGGACCGGGCCGGGACCGGCGCCGAGGCCAGCGCGGCCGCGGACATGTGCGCGTCCGCGCTGGCGGTCGCCTCGGCCCGCTCCGCGGCCACCAGGGCGGTCGGCAGCGGGAACCCGGCCAGGGCCACGGCCTCGACCAGGGCCTCGATGCTCGCGTTCTCGGCGTCGCGCTCGTCGACCACGTACTCGGCGAGCAGCCGCAGGAGGCGCCGCACGTCGGTGACCGCGCGGTCGTGGGCCCGCTGGGACTCGGCGGCCTGCAGGGCGGTGGTCTCGATGCGGTGGGCGAGCCGGACGCCGACGCCGTGCTGTCCGCGGAGCACGCCCTGCAGCTCGCCGCGCAGCCCGGAGATCTGCGCGCGCAGCCCGTTGATCACGGACTCCTGCTGTTCGATCAGCTGAGCCTGGTGTCTGGACATCAGCAGCCTCCTCGGGTGCTGGACGTGGTGGTGAGGAAGGGGGCGTCGACCGTGGCCTTGCCGTCGTTGGCGGTCAGGCCGACCGCGTCGAGGAGCTGGGCCAGGTCCGCCTCGTCGTCCGCGGCGGCCGCGAGGAGGCGGGCCGCGCGGCGCCGCTCCCACCCGGCGAGCTCCCGGGGCGCGCTCACCTGCCGCGCGCCGACCGTCCCCCCGCCGCTCTTCTTGTGTCGCTGACGGCCGATCGTGCCGACGTTGAACCGCGCGCTCATGCCCGTGTTGGCCGTACGGGCGTCGCCCTCCCGCTCGACGGCGATCGCCGAGGCGCAGGGCCCGCACACCGGCAGCACGCCGCGGCTGGTGTGCTGCCGCGCGCCCTCCGGAGTGCCGTGCTCGATGCCCTCGGCCTGGCCCCGCCGGCTCACGACCGCTCACCGCCCTCGGGCGCCGCGGCGGTGGCCTGATTCTGCGCGGCGAGCTCGGCGCCGCCGACGGGGCGGTGCTGCTCGACCAGCTCCAGCAGCCAGGGCGGCGGCGTGGGCACGCCCTGCCCCCACGACCGGTCCCCGGACTCGTAGTTGAGGGTCAGGTCCAGGGCGCCGCCGGGCAGGTACCGGACGTCGACCTCGGTCGGGATGATGCCGCTCAGCGGGCACCGGAACTCGCCCCGGCGGCCCGCGGGCAGCGGCACGGTGCGCCGCGGCGCTTTGGCGGGCAGTGGCGGCAGCGGAACGGCCGCGGCGGCCGCGGCCGCCGCCGACCAGGCGGTGACCCGCAGGTAGCGGGCTACCCGGTCCGGGGACTCCTGCTCGGGCCGGCCGAACACGTCCATGTCCGTGACCGCCTCGGCCTCGAAGCCGCCGTCACGCAAGGAGCACAACCAGCGGTAGAGGACCATGCCCCGAACGAGCGGCTGCACCGGCTCCCCGCCGGACCGCCACACCACCACGGCGGTGCCGTCCCCGCTGTCGCGGGCCACGATCCACCCGCCGACCGGCAGCGTCCCGGGGAACCGGGTCTTCATGTGCGCGGAGACCCGCTCCGCCAGTGCAGCGTCAGCCACGAGGCCCACCGCCCTCGGGCGCCGCGGCGGCGGCCTGGTCCTGTGCGGCGAGCTCGGCGCCGCCGGCGGCGATCGCCGCGGCCGCGCACGACGGCGAGCAGACCCACCGCATCGGGGAGTCCGTCCCGCCCACGTGTACGCAGATCCAGCCCCACAGCGTCGGGTCCGAGGCGTCCACGGTGTCGGCCGGGACACCGCACCCGCGCGTGCTGCAGGGCGGCGGCGGGGCGCAGGCGGTGCAGGTGTCCCGCACGGCGCCCGGCACCCACGCACACCCGCCCGCGCACGGGTCGGCCTCCGTACACCCGCACAGGTGGCAGCGGGCCTCGGCCGCGTCGTAGTCCGCCACGACCAGGCGCCGCGCCGCATGCATGCCGCGGATCCGCTCCAGCAGCACGTCGAGACCGAGATCCTGGTCCTGCGCCAGCCGCGCGGCCGCAGAGTCGAGCTCGACGCCCAGCCTGGTCCGGACGCCGACCTCGACCTGGTCGCCGCCCAGCGCCAGCCCCGCGCACAGCGTGCTGCAGTACCAGAGCGCGCTCGCCGCGCCGCCGTCCGGGCGGACCTCCACCCACCCCGACACCCGGGCGGTGCTGGTGTCCAGATACGCGGCGCGGCTCCCGCACCCGGAGACGGTGCAGCCGGGGCCGGCCTGGGTGAGGACGGCCTGCAGACGGGCCACCTCGCACCACGGACACGGCACCGGGACCTCGACGTCGGCGAACCACTGTCGGTGCTGCCCCTCGGAGCACTCCTGCAGGTGCAGCACCTCGTACGCCGACAGCTCCTCCACCCGCGCCCGCAGGCGCGCGGCCTCGGCGGCGGTCTCCGGCGACTGCAGAAGCTGGGAGAAGTGCAGGGCCATCACGACGGCGTCCGCGGGCCCGTGCGGTGTGGGCCCCTTCAGCGCCGCGGTGGCGACGCCGATCGCGGACCTCAGCGCGGGGGTGATGGGCGTGCTCACAGGGCCTCACCGACCAGCGGCACGGCGGCCACCTCGCGGGCGGGCGCCGCGGGCGAGGGCTGCCGGGCGGCCAGCGGCGGCACCGCCGGGTCCTCGACCTGGTGGCGCTGCTCGGCCAGCGCGCCCGCCACCGGGTCGGGGACGTACGGGGTGTACGTCACGGGGTGGTAGTCGGCGGCGTTGCGCACCGCCGCCGTCGTGGCGGACACCGTGGCCGGGGCCGTGTCCCCCTTCGCCACCAGGGAGAGGGCCCCGAGCACGAAGTCGAGGCGGGTCTCGCGCAGCTGGTGCTCGTGCAGGCGGTCCGCGTACCGGGCCTGCGGCACGGTGAGGACGTCGCGGATGGCGGCCACGAGGCCGACGACGGTCACCGGCGGGTTCGGCGCATAGCCGCACTCCCCGGGGCCGTGGTCCGTACCGCACCCGGTGCAGTGCTTGCAGCGGTCCGGGTCGCCGGAGTGGCTCTCCCCGCACCCCGAGCACACCGAGGCGGGCGGCGAGGCCACCACCAGGGGCGGCACGACGTCGACCTCGGCCCGGTGCCCCTGCTCCGCCAGCGCACCCGCCGCCGGGTCCGGGGCCGTGACGTACGGGGCGTACCTCACGGGGTAGTGGTCGACCGCGGCACGGACCGACGCCAGCGTGGCCGAGACGATGTACGGGGAGTCCTCCCCGCCCGCCAGCCTCTCGGTGGCCCCGATCACGTGGGCCATACGGGACTGGCGGAGGAAGCGCTCCTTCCGGTCGTCGTCGTGGTCCTGGGCCTGCGGCACGTCCAGGGCGTCCCGGATGGCGGCCAGCAGCTCAGCGACGTCCCGGAGGGGGATCGACTCGATAGGGTCAGGCATAGCTCTTGCTCTCCTTGATGGGTGGGTTGGGCTGCAGGGGCCGCCCGGGTCGCATCCGGGCGGCCCCGCCCCGTTGGGCTAGTGCTTGTCGCCGGCGCTGCCGCGCAGCGCCTGCCAGTCGGTCAGCGGCATGCGCACGTCGACGACGTCGCGCTCGTCCTCGGTGATCGAGCTGTTCGAGACCGCCCGCCGGATCACCGCCTGCAGGCCGGCCGCCCGCTCGCGCTCGGCGGCGGCCAGCTGCTGTGCGTCCTCGAACATGGCGATCAGGGCCTCTCGGGCCTGACCACCAGAAGTGGTCACCGTGGACATGCGAACCTCGTCGTTCAGTCGGTGCGGGTGTTCTGTTCCTGCGCGGTCAGCCAGTCCAGGACGACCGAGCGGCGGTAGCGGACGCTGCCGGACTCGAACCTGATCGCCCTGGGGCCGGTGTTGCGGTGCCGCCACTGACGGAGCGTGCCCACCGGTACGCGGAGGATGTCCGAGACCTCCGGCGGGGTCAGAAGGGCGTCCTCCTGACCACTTTCGGTGGTCAGCACGGTCATGATCACTCCCTGGTGTGGCTGGAATTGCGTGGCTGGTTTGGCTCTTGCGGTGCACAGCTAAGCACAGGCACGGTGACATGACAACTAAAAGTTGTCATCTCGTTCATGCCGTTACATGACCGATGGGAACGCCGACGATGTTGCTGGCCGCATGGCGCGTTACGATCAGCCCTCCGTACGTACCACTTGAGGGCGGCCCGATGGGACATCTGTCGCAGCGGCTGGAGAAGATCCTTGCCGACCGGCAGCTGAGCGACCGGCAGGCTGCGGCGAGATGCGGTATGCCTTTCGAGTCCTTCCGCAAGATCCTCCGCGGCCAGAGCAAGCGGCCCCGGAACTCGTCGCTGCAGCAGATCGCGGATGGGCTCGGCGTCCCGATGGAGATCCTCCTCCGGGAGCGTGCCCGCGACGCCGATGACCTGCTCGGTACCCCGCAGGTGGACGACATCACCACCAGCGAGGCCCTCCAGATCGCGATCGCCCGTGTCGGCGAGATCCCCGAGGGCGAGTTGGACGAGGTGCGCCGTCAGGCCGAGGAGCTGCTGCGCGCGATGCAGCGGGACGCCGGCAATCCTGTCGGCGAAGGCTAACGCTCCGTACCTCCCGTCACTACACGTGACCGGAAGTTCACGAATTCTTCACGAAACCCTGTTTTTTTCGCCACGTGACGAGTAGACATGGTTGCCCTTGCACATGAACGCGCAGCTAAACGCGCGTAGGAGGGGGCCGCCATGGCAGTGCGCAAGGCGGTGGTGCGTGAGCTGAGGGCAGCTATCGGGGGGCTGATCGTCCGCGACACGCGGACGGGTGACTGGCTAGTCGTCCTCTCACGACATATCCGCCCGGGGGAGGAGCGCTGCGCGATCTTCAACAGCCTGATGGCGCAGCTCGACTGGTGGGAGCGACAGGGTCATCCGACAGATGAGGTACGCAGGTACCTCGCCGAGATGGCGGTGTAGCAGTGGGATATGTGCACGACCTCTGGCACAAGAAGGGCCCCAACGGCAGACCGGTCCGCACGAAGTACTACGGCAAGGGCAAGCGTTGGCAGGCCCGCTGGGAGACGCCGGATGGCGATACGCCAACGAAGGTCTTCGCGAAGAAGGTCGATGCCGAGGCCCATGTCATCAAGATGTCGCACGACGTCCTCTCTGGGGACTACCTCGACCCGGAGGCGGGCAAGGTTAAGGTGCGCGACTTCGCGATCAACACCTGGTTGCCTGCGCAGGACATCAACAGCCGGACCAAAATCGAGTACCGCGGGGTGCTCGACCGGTATCTCATCCCCGAATGGGGCCGGCGGCAGATACGGACGATCAAGCCCAGTGAGGCGAAGGCCTGGCAGGCCCGGCTGACGAGCGTGCACGAGCTGACCGGCACGACGCCCAACCGGGTGGCGCGGCATATCCGCAGCGTCTTTCGCCTGGCGGTCATCGACAAGGTGATACGGGTGTCCCCGTTCGAGGGGATTAAGGCCCCCACGTTGACGGAAACGAAGGTCTACCCGCCGGACATCGCCGAGGTACGCCAGCTCATCGCCGCGGCGTACACCGACCTCTGGACCGCCATGTTCGAAGTCGACGCCCTCACCGGCCTGCGTAGCGGCGAGCTGCGCGGCATGCGCCTGCCGAAGTTCGACGCTCTCCGGAAGATCTACCGGGTCGACCAGCAGCTCGTGTACGAGAAGGGCAAGGGCCTGTACCTGGACGACCTCAAGACCGGCGCCGGCAAGCGCGTCCTGCCACTCAACCGGCGTGCCGTCGAGGTCATCTCCGCATACGTCGCCAAGCACCCGCCACCCACGAGCGGACCGTGGGCCGGGCTGATCTTCACCATGCCAGGCGGCACGCCGATAGGCGAGAGCACGATCGACTGGGCGCTCAAGCAGACGTGCCGCTACGCCAAGGTCGGGTCGCGCCATCTGCATGAGCTGCGGCACCACTACGCCTCGGTGCTGATCGCCGGTGGGGAGAGTCCCACCGTGGTGCAGCAGCGCCTGGGCCACAAGGACGTCCTCACGACCCTGCGGATCTACAGCCATCTATTCAACGAGGCGAAGGAGACCACGCGGGATGTTCTGGATGCGGCGTGGGCCGTCCCGAGTAAGGATGTAAAGCGAATCGCCTCGGTCACCAAGATCACGTAATTCTGACGTAATCCCCTCCAGCAAGAGGTGCGATATGCATAGGTCAGCCCATGATCTGCACAGTCTCCACTGGATGTTCCAAGCCGAGAACGCGTAACCAGGTCAGAGCGGTGCGGCGCTCTGACCTGCACCGCAGCAGCCGTTCACCTGGTGACAGGAGTCACGCAGTGTTACGTCACATGACGTAAGGCTGGCGTAATCCGTAAGCCGGCCGTAAAAGCGAAGGCCCCCTCGGGCATACCCGAGGGGGCTCTCCGCTGCTGCCGGGACTCCGCCATCTGGGCGGGATTCGGCTCCTTGCACATAAAGCCGCCCGGCGCAGCTCTCATGATCAAAAAAAGCCCGCAGCTGCGTGCTGACATATGTTCCCTATGCACGCAGCGTCTGTCGAGTGCCGCGTGATCCATTGCCCGACCCCGAGGCCGACGTCCGCCAGGCCGTGGGCGACCGCATCCGCCGCTGCCGAGAGCGGCGCGGCCTGACGCAGTGGCAGCTCTGCGAGGCCGCCGAGATCCCGCGCAGCACCCTCCAGGAGATCGAGCGAGCCACGACCGACGCCCGCCTGTCCTGGCTCGCCCGCATCGCCCGTGCCCTCGACACCCCGCTCGCGCAGCTGCTCGACGTCGAGGTGCCGCGGCCACCGCGGTGACGAGCCGCAGCGGCCGCAGCTGGGTCAGTTGCGGTTTCGGTCGGCGATCCGTTCGGCGGCGGCGGCCGCGACGTCCCGCACGACCTCCGGTAGCGACTGGTCGTTGGCGGCGTTCGTGAGCGTGCCGAGCCGGGCCGCGTCATCGAGGACCTGGTCGTCGTCCTGTTCGGGCTGAGCCACGGTGTCTCCTTCTTGGTTGGGGTGGGTCGTCAGGTCCAGGTGCGGGTGTGGGTCCGTTTGCGGGCCACCCAGCACGCCCGCCAGTCCCGGCACCACACGAGTGCAGCCGGGCCGTGGTCGGACGCGAGGTCGTGCAGGAGGTAGTCGGTCGTAGGCCGTCGGCACCAGCTGCAGCGGCGCGCGGTCACCGCCGGAACCCCGCCGGCGGCGGCGACGGGGTGTAGGCGCCGCTGGCGAATCGCCGCGGCGGCACGATGCCCGCGTCCCGCACGCACGTCATGCAGGCGTAGGCGGGCAGGGAGGCGCCGGATCCCGCCTCGGTCGCGCTCACCACGACGGCGTCTTCCTGGCGGACGTCCCCGCCGTGCACCCTGCACCTGACCCGGGTCACGAGACTGCTCCGGGCGGCAGGAGCCGCGTCAGGTGCTCGATGAGCGAGGCGGGCACCGGCGGCATGTAGACGTGCGGGACGTCCGCTCCGTCGGTCCACGTGCCGTGGACGCGGCGCACCAGCTGCTCGTCGGCGCCGAGGTCCAGGAGCAGCCGCTGCATGGCCTTCGCGGCCTGGTGGCCGGCTTCCATCGTGCCGGTCGTCGGAGGTGATGCCATGTCGCCCGCCATGTCGCCCGTCCCTACGTCGTGATCAGGTCATCACTGACGGTAAGAGGGCGTGTCCGGGGCAGGGGGTACGATCCCTACCCCCTCGACTCAGGCCGCCAGCAGACCGATCCGCTCGGCGAGCACAGCCGCACGGTCCCGGCGGGCGGCCGCAGGAGACTCCAGTTCCTCCAGCACGATCGTCTTCGCGTAGCCGTTGTAGCGGATCGTCTCCGGTGCGGCCTCGTGCGCCTGCGCCAGGGTCGCCAGCGCGGCGTCCGGCTGCCCGTCGAGCTGGTAGGCGCGGGCCTGCTCGATGCGGTGCCGGGCCCGACGCGGGCGGGACGGGATCACCTCGGCCTCAGCGCGGGCGGCCTGCCGCACGGACTCGCCGCCGGCGTGCAGCTCCACCGCCACGGTCACCGCGTGCGCGCCCATGATGGCCCGCGAGAAGCTCGTGACGGGGTGGTAGTACCCGACGGGCAGACGGTCCGCGACCGCCCCCGCACGGTCCCACCACGCCCACGCCATGCCCGTATCCCCGCGGCGGGCCGCGGTGTACCCCGCCTCGAACTGGAGCGCACCGGCGATCGCCCGCACGTCGTGGGTCGCGTCCGGCAGCAGCGGGTCGAGGTACGCGAGGACATCCATCGTGACCGCGTCGGCAGCGTCGAAGTGCGCAGGCCCGCTGTCCCGATGCGCCTGCGCGGCCAGCCATGCCGCCATGCCGATCGCGTGCGGGTCCTCGGACTCCTGCGCCGCGATCATGCCCCGCTCGGCCACCCGCCAGAGCAGGGCCGGATCCGGCTGGTAGGCGATGAAGAACTGCGACAGCGAGTAGACCTCGGCGAGTGCGGCCTGCGCGGCGCGACGGTCCGCCGCCCGGTCCGCCTGCCGTACCGCAGCCTGCGCGTCCCGGATCAGATCCGGCAGCATCCCGCCGATGACCTCGCGGTGGTTGGGCGCCTGATGCCGCGCCGCCCACGCCCTGTCCAGCCGGGCCCGCAGGTGCGCCGCCGGCGGCGCCTCGACAGCAGTGAGCGGCAGGGCGTTGATGGCCGCGCGGACCGCGGGCAGCCGCGGGTGCCCGGGCCCGGCGAAGAGATCCACGTGCGGGGTGCCGCCGCCGACGAGGTCGGCGAGATCCCGCACGCGCAGGGCCTCAGCGAGAGCGAGCACGACATCGAGCGCCGGCGCCCGCATGCGGCCCTTCTCGATCGCCTTGACCCACTCGGTGGACTTCCCCACCAAACCGCCAAGGACTTCGCGGGTCATCCCCCGCCGCGTGCGCAGCAGTTGGAGACGCTGGCCGAATCGGATCGGCTCCGGATCTGCGGGCGTGTGGGTACCATCAGAGGACACGGCTTCGCCTCTCTCTGTACAGCTAGTCACTGCCAGAGTAGGGGCGGAGCCGATTCGCTGTCCCCGGTCTGGGGATGCACAACCCGCGCGGGGCATGACGAAGGCGCCCCGCCCTCCCGAAGGAGGGCGGGGCGCGTCAGTTCCGGTCGTTGCGGGTGAGGCGCGCTGTGCGGGAGTCGACCCGGTTGATCGCATCCCGCATCGAGTCCCCGCCGTTCGGCCGCACCTCGTGCACGACGGCGTCCACGCGGTGCTCAATCTGCGCCAGGCGCTCCATGACGCCGGGCCGCGGCTCGACGCCCGGGCGGCCGGCGGTGCCGGTCCAGTCGCCGATGAAGTCCTCGATCTGGCGGGCCAACCCCCGAAGGCGACGGGCCACCCGCCACAGCACGGCGCCCAGGCCCACCACCGCGGTGACGGCCAGGGCCCACACCGCGGCAGTGTCGAGAGCGGCGACCCCGGTCGAGTCCGCCGCGCTCACGCCCCGCCCTCGGTCGGCGCCCGGTTGGGCGTGGCCCACGTGATCCCGTACGCCCCGAGGATGGCGACCACGATGGTCACCACCTCGCCCGGGGTGACCCGGCCGTCCTGCACCGCGGTCGCCGTCGCCGCGGCCCCGGCGGCGACTCCGCCAACCACGGCCTTCCACACGCTGCTGATCCTCATGAGTCATGCCCCCTTCGTGGCGACGGCCGCGAGCAGCGCCGCGGCCAACTTGGCGTAGTCGATCTCCGGCGCGGCCAGCGCGTCGACCTTCGCGGCCAGCGCGGTGAGGCCCGCCCCGTTCTGCCGGGACTGCGCCAGCGCCTCGGCCGCCGTGTCCTCCGCGTTCCGCAGGGACTGGTGCATGTCGTGCGTGTCGCCCGACTTCGTGTTCTTGTAGGCCCACAGCTCAGCGGGAGTCGGCATGGTGTCCTCCAGGACGTCAGGGGTGGGGGCGGGAACGGGCGGGGGGGTGATGCCGGGCATCCACTGCCCGAAGTCGGTGGTGAGCGCGGTGTCCTTGTCGCAGGACACGCCGCCGATCCGGATGGTCGCGGCATGCTGGTGCAGGTTCCGTCCGGCGAGGCGGTTGCTGCCGGACCAGGCGTCCGTCTGCCAGAACCACGCCGCGAGCTTCGCGGCCTTGAGGCGGGACAGCGGCCAGTACCCGCCGTACGCCCCGGTCCGGGACACGCCGATCACGGAGGCCACACCGCGGAAGTAGGCGTCGATCTCGGGCTGGTCCTTCTCCGGGGCGTCGTAGTCGACCGCGAAGTAGATCGGGCGACCGGCCGGCATGCCCGCCGCGGCGGCCTGCTTCACCGCGTCCTTCGCGTCGTCCACGCCCGCCGCCCGCCCGGCCGCCGCCCGCTTCTGCGTCGTCTCCCAGACCACCACACAGCTCACGCCGTGCGCGGCCAGGTCGTTCGCCTCGGCCCGGCCGAGGTTCTTCCCGGTGGTGTCGTGGGACAGGTATCGGCAGGCGAACCGCATGCCGGCGCGCTGGAGCGCCGCCCCACCCGGGCGGCCCCAGGCGTAGTCCACGCCGTCCTTGCTCATGCCGTACCTCCTATCTGTTCAGGGTCAGGTGCCCGCGGGGTCCGCGGGCGGGTCGTCATCGGTCGCCTGGTCCAGGAGGTCGCCGGCCACCACGAGCCGGATCAGGCCGATCACCTGCCGGGTCAGCGCGGCGACCTGCTGGAGCGCCTGCGCGGTGGTGACAGTGCCCGCCACCACTGCATCGAGGTACGTCGCATCCGCAGTGATTGCCGCGCGGGCCCGGGCCTGCAGGTCGGCGAGGGTCGCGCGGCGGGCGTCGTCGGCCAGCTGTTCGTCGGCGGACGCGTTCTCCGCGTCCGTGAAGGGTCGTTCCACCGTGAGGACCCCGTTCTCCCAGCGGCGGTACGTGCGGGACGGCACGTCCCACTGCTCTGTCACCTGTGCGTCTCTCGTCTCGCTCGTGTACGGCGGCGCCGTCGGCTGCGGCGGCTCCGTGGTCACGACGTGTGGGTGACTACAATCACGACGCCGGCGGCACCCGCACCCCCCCTCCGCGCCACCAGGCGCGGGGCGTTGAACGCGCCACCCCCACCACCCCCATACGGCTTCCCGGGCCGGCCGTCCGATGAGGTGGCCTGCCCACGGCCCGCACCGCCGCCGCCGAGAACACTGGACCCGCCGGCTCCGGAGAAGGCTCCGTTGCTGCCGAGGCGGGCGGCCATGCCGCCGCCGGTACCCGGGACCTGGACCTGCCCGGTCATGGTCGGGCTGGCGTTGTCGACGCCTGTGGGCGCGCCCGCGCTCGACCCGGCCGCGGTGGTCACGCCGCCGATGCCGCCGCCGGCCGACACCAGCGCCCCGAAGGATGACGTGCTGCCGTCGCCACCGTTGCCGCCGGACACGCCGGTGCCGCCCGCCCCGACCGTCACGCTCTCGGTGTCGCCCACATCAGCCGCGGTCAGTACCGACTGCGCGTAGGCGCCTCCTTGCCCGCCCGTGCCGCACGACGTCTCCCCCGTGCTGGTCGCCGGCGCCCCGCCTCCCGCGCCACCACCGCCCTGCACACGGATCTGCACCCACACCGCCCCGGCTGGCTTCGTCCACGTCCCACTGGAGGTGAAAACCTGCACGTCCACGGCCGACGGCAGCAGCCCGTTCACGTCCGTAGCGAGGGTCTGCAGGTGCTCCCACATCCGGGTGTGATCACTGGACTCCGGGAAGGTGATGCCCTTGCTGGTCTGCTGCGTCACGAGCTGCGCCTCCAATACAGGGTCAAAGTCCAGGCGGCGCTCCAGGAGGCTCGGCCCGCCAGGCGGATGTAGGGGGAGTCGGAGCTGATGACCATGCCGATCCCACCCCGGGTGCCGTCGACCATGGCCTGACCCCAGGAGTCCGGCAGCGTGTAGGTGGTCTCGTCGCCGACTCCGAGCGATGGCCCGGTCAGGGACTCGTGCAGCGTCGGCGATCCGCTCGGGCGGGTGGACTCCGTCACCAGCCGCAGCGTCGGCGCGCGCCCCGCGTAGTCGCCGCTGCTGAGCCGCCGCAGCCGGAGCGTCGCCTTCGTGACCGTGGCGCCGGCGAGGGTCCTGGGCTTGCTGCCGTAGAAGGCGTAGCCGGAGTTGCGGCCGAAACCCGAGCCTGCGTACCGGCCTTGGTAGGTGTCCGCAGAGGTCGAGCTGCCGATGTCCGTGCGCCAGCTGCCGTCTCGGTACGTCGACGTCGCCACGGGATGGCACACCAGGCTGCCCGTCGTCACCACGGGTTTCGGCGGCGGCGCGGAGTCGCCGGTGTCCGGTGGGTTGTCGTCCTCCGGGTCTGGCGGAGGCGGCGGCAGGGTAGGCGCCGCGGCCAGTGACGCGATCACCCAATATGTGCTGCCGCGGCGCAGGATCAGAACCGGGTCGCCCGCCGCGATGGTCAGTCCGGAGACGACGCGGGCCGTGACGCGGATTCGCGACACGTCCGCCAGGCAGGCCCCCGCCGTGGCCGCGGTGGCGGCGACTCCCACGAGGGCGCCGTGTCCGGCGAGGGACACCCTGGTGCCGGCCCAGTCCGCCATTACAGCACCCTCACCGCAAGGCTCTGCTGGCCTGGCCGGTAGGGCAGGCCGAGCTTCTCCACCGTGCAGGGGGCGGCGGTCAGGCCGGCGCCGGTGACGGCGACGATGTCGCCGAGCATCAGCCCGGGGTGCGGGACCATGGTCACCTCCAGGCGTCGGGCCGCGGTGCGGCGCAGTCGGGCGAGGGTGGTGGCCGCGGCCAGGCGGCATTGCGCGACCGTGGTCATCAGGGGACTGGAGACGGTGTACGGCACTACCAGCGGCGAGAAGGGTCCGCCTATCCGGTAGGGGGATCGCCCGTCGATGTCGTAGACCACCCCTTGGATTTGATTCCCGTCGGGGTCCTCGCCTTGGCAAATGACGGCGTTGTAGGCGCCGTCGCGTCCGCTGGCCGCCTGCCAGCGGACGACGGTGCCCCCCGTGCCGTCCGTCAGGGACAGCACCGGATCCCCGGTGTCGTCCAGAGGGGCCACCTGCAGCACGCCGTCCTCGGTCACGGCGGCGTCCGCCGCCCAGGCATCCAGCACCTCGTGCACGGCGCCGAGCCGGTCCGAGTCCCACTGCATCCCCTCCGGCACGTCCCGGTCGGTCAGCCCGCCGGCCACGCTCACGGACAGGGCCGGTTCGACCAGGCCGCGGAGAGTCGAGGTCAGGCCGCCGGACGGCTGGAACGGCGCCGCGAGTTTGGCCTCATCGATGAGGGTGAGCAGACCCTGCGCGGTCACCGACACGGTGTCCCCGTCCGCAGACGTGGCGGTGGTCAGGAACCAGCCGCGGTTCAGCCACTCCACGCTGCCGCCCACGTGGACGCCGTAGTCGACCCTGATCCGCTGACCGACAGCGGCCAGCGGATGCCTGGGGTCTGCACCCGGATCCCACGTCACGCCGCGGTCCCGACGCGGCACCGTCAGCGTGACCCGCTCCGGCACGGCGAGGGACCGGTCGCGATCCTCGCCGCCGTCCGCGATCGGGATGTCCGCGGTCAGCAGCTCGTCGCCGAGCCACGCCTCCGCGCGCATCTCCATCGCGAAGGAGCGCTGCACGACGGCCAACGCGGCATCCGACATGTCCAGCACGTCAGCCCCCCAGGTCCGCAAGGGCGATGTCGAGCAGCGTGCTGAAGTCCGCGGCGAGGTCGGCGAGGGTGGCGTAGTTGTCGGCCAGGTCCTGCAGCGTGTACCCCGCGGCCTCCAGGACGTCCGGCCACGGCTCCGTCTCGTACACCTCCAGCTGCCACCAGCGGATCCCGTCGAACCACCGGCGGTCCTCCGTATCCGATACGACGGCCAGCCAGTTGTCGACGCCCTCCATCGACACCTGCTTGCGGACCAGGAGGACGCCCTCGGTCGCACCGTCGAGCAGCTCCTGCAGGTCGTCGCCCGCGGCCGCGGTGTTCGTCCGTACGCGGACGCTGGCCTGCGCGGCGGACCGCGGTCGGGACACCGCTACGTTCCGGCCGCCCACACGGAAGACCGTGGCGTCCCGGTCGCGCCGCTTCTCGGGCCAGGTCTCGATGGTGACGGCCGCTCCGATGCCGCGCACCGCGTCGGAGATCACGTCGGACGTGACGGTCGTCGTGATCGAGTCGGAGGTCACCTGCCAGGTCGTGCCCGCCACGTCGGTGAGCGCGGCCACGTAGGACACGGGCACCCCGAACGGCTGCTCTGCGTCGACACGCAGCAACGCGTCCTGGCCGGTGACGTCCACGGCGGACGCGGCGCGCACCGCGGTCAGGGCGGTGCCGACCTGCCGGTACAGCGTCGCCGTGACCGTGTCGTCGGCGGCCAGTCCCGTAGCGGACACCAGGACGCGCGGCGGGAAGACGGCCTGGGCGGTGACGTCCAGGACCGCGCTGGCCTCCCGGATCCGCAGCACACCGGCGACACCGGTTGACGCTGCGGCGAGAGTCGCTGTGACGGTCGGGGCGGTGCTGCCCGAACCGCTCGATACCGCGCACGTGGCGACCGCGAGGCGGCAGGCGTCGCCCGTCGTCACCGCGTCATCCGCCCGCTCGGTGACCGTCCCGACGGTGACACCGGTCGCCGCTACGGCCTCGGCGGTCAGGGACGCCGAACTGCTGGCCAGGGCGTACCCGAGGATGGCCGTGTCCCCTGCCGCCCAGGTCAGGGCGGAGGCGCCCGCAGCGGAGAACCCCGTCCCCGAGGTGCTGTCCGCGCCCACGCTGACGGCCCACCGCCATCCGGTGCCCGCGGACCGGGCCAGGATGTGGACGCGGCCGGCGATGACGGACCCCGTCCCGCCGGACGGGATCGCGGTCGTCGGGGCGTCCTCGTCGCCGGTCGCGACCCGCACCCACCACGTCAGCCGCCGCGGGCCCGTGCCCGACCCGAACGTGCCGCCGCCCCCGCTGGTGGAGTCCGCGAGCGTCCAGCCGGACGGCGTGCTCGGCGTCGGGTCGTCCGGGTGTCCCGACGCGGCGACCAGCACGAGCAGCTGCCCGGCCGTGGGCGTTGCCGGGTACGCGGGGGTGATGCTGTCCGTGTCCGTGCTGAGCGCCCCCGCAGCGCTGTACGTGATGGCCACTCAGCGCCTCCCCACCGTCGCCCGGTACGCGGACCTCGCCTCGGACGCCGCGATCTTCGGCGTCACCTGGACGTCGATCAGGTCCCGCAGCCGGTCGTCCCGGAAGTGCACGTGCACATCCACCGCGGGTACAGCCGCAGGCGCGCCCGCCGTGCCAGCGACGGGCGCGGCCGGCAGGCCTGCGCGCGGTGCCGCCTGGCCCACGGGCAGCCGGCCAGCGTTGACGGCCTCCATGAATTTGACGCCGTATTTGTCGACGGCGGCGGCCCGCATCATGAACTCGCCGGTGCTGCCCCACATCAGGATGCTGTCGGACGTCGGCGTGCCAGGCCCCTGCAGGAGCCCGCCTCCCGGGCGGAACCCGGGGATCTCCCCGCCCTGCGCCCGCCCGATAAGACCCCCGCCCGCGAAAGTGAACCCCGGCGTGGCAACATATTTTCCGTCAGGGCCCTTATATTTGGTCTGCACGCCAACGATGATTGTCTTGTCGTGCAGCGCCTTAAGCTTGCTCTTCGCGTTGGCAATCTTCTTCTCAAGGTCCTTGATGTCGCCCTTGATTTTCGCGGTCTTCGAGGACGGTGCGTTCTTGAGTTTTGTTTTGGCCGCAGCAAGTTTGGCTTCCAGGTCTGAGAGGTCGCCCTTGAGATACGCGGTCTTGTCGGGTGTGTCGAGGATCTGGTCCGCCAATGCCTTGGCCTGCTTCTTGGTGAGGCCCATCTGCTGCGCGGTCTTGATGAGCTGCTCCCGGCCCCGGGAGTAGATGTCCGACACCTCAGCCCAACTCTTGCCCTGGTCGCGGGCCGCGGCCGTCGCCTCGTCCGTCTTGGCGGCCAGGTCGTTGAGCGCGGACGCGGCGGCCCGCTGCTTGTCCGTGGTGAGGACGAGCTGGCCGTCGCGCTCCTTCAGTACGCCGCGGTTCTTCTTCGCGGCCTCGGTCGCCGCGTCGATCGCGGCCTCGAACCCGATCATCCCGGACAGGCCCTTGCGGTTCACGTCGTTAAGCGCCTGGATCGACTCGCGGAGTCCGTCCGCGCTCTTCTTCTGCGCGTCGAGCTTGGCCTGCGTCTCCTGCGCCTGCTCACCGAACATGCCCATGGACTCGGCGGTGAGCCTCTGCTCCAGGGCGGCGCCGGCGAGCGCGTCCCTGTAGTCGTTCAGCTCACTGCTGAGAGCCTTAGTCTGAGCGGGGTCGAGGTTCTTCGTGATATTACCGAGAGCCTTTGCGGCCAGTTCGGACTTTCCACTGTTGACGAGATTCGCGAGGCTCTTGTCGAGCGCATCAAGATTTTCCTTGTAGCCTTTGACGCTGGACGCGTCACCGAAATCGACGTGCTTCCCAGCGAGCACGTCCAGGTCGGCAGACAAATTAGTCAGGTTCTTGCCGAACAGGTGGAGCAGTTCGCCGCTGACCTGGCCGGTGTCTCCGAGGACGCCTACCGAGGTAGCCAGCTTGTCGACGTCGGGCTTGGTCTTCTCCGAGTGCCCGCGCAGCATGGTGAGGCCGGTCAGCAGCAGCCCCAAGGCTGTGCCCGCCGCCGCCAACTTCGCCTTCGTGCTGAGGGCGCCGATCGCCGCACTGGTCCGCCCCAGCGCTGAGGGGGCTGCGCCCGCCGCGGTGGTCATGGCGGTGATCTGCACGCCGATGGCGGCCAGAGCCGCCCGACCGGCGCTGAGGCCAGCGGCCGCCAGCCGCACTGCCTTGAGGGCGATGGCGAGCTGCAGCAGCGTCGCGATCCCCTCGGGCGGCACCGCCGATACCACGTCGGACAGGACGTTGACCACGGTCAGCATCCCCACGCCGACATCCGAGCCGGCCTGCAGGACGTGCAGCAGGGCGTCACCCACGTTCTGCAGCGTCTCCCAGACCGCGGGCCCGTTCGCCTTCGCGTAGTCCAGGAACTTCTCCAGCCCGCTGTTGCGGAAGTCGCCGCGCTCCACCCGCGCGAAGAACGTGCGCAGCTGGTCGATGCCGTGGTCGAGGGTGGTGTCGGCGAAGTCGGTGAACTCGCCCACCAGCCGGTCGAAGCCGGGCGTCTCGATCGCGCCGCCGACCATGGTGATCAGCCGGTCGAACTCGGCTGAGGTGTTCCGGACCAGGCCGGACGTCTTCGGCAGCAGTGTGTCCGCGACGGCCACGCCCTTGAGGAACGGGCCCATCACGTCGCCGGACAGCTGATCCGACCACGCCTGGAAGTCCTGCTTGAGCAGGCCAACGGCGACCGCCGCCGTCCGCGTGGCCGGCGGCAGCTCGCCGAGCTTCTGCAGGTACGCGTCCTGCGCCTTCACCGCCTCAGCCGACGTCGCCCCGCTCGTACGGACCGAGTCCTCGTACGCGTCCTGCGCCTGCACCGCCTCGCCGATCGCGGCGATCTGCGGCTTGAGGGCCACCGTGTACGCCGCCGCGGCCACCGCCACCGCGCCGAACTGCGCGGCGACCGCGGCGGCCGCCTGCGCGACGGCCGCCGACGCGGGGATCGCCGCCGGCGCCAGACTGATCAGCGAAGCCCGGAGCTTTTCGCCGAGCTTCTCCGCCGCATCTGCCTGCGAGTGGAACGCGTGCGTCGTGCTCGTAGTGCTCGCGGTGAGGCGCTGCTGCGCCTCCTGCACGGTGACGAACCGGCCCCGCAGGTCGCGGAGGCGGCCGTCGGCGTCGGCGGTGATGCCGGCCATCCGCAGCCGCAACCGGTCAGCGGAGTCGGCGGTGCCGTTGAGGACCCGGGACAGCTCGTCGTTGCCGCGGAGGGTGAAGGTGAGCTGGTCAGCCATGGCTCACCCCCCCTGGTCTATCCCGCGGCAGTGTGCCGATCGATCCAGGCGCACAGTCGCAGCAGTCGGTCGACGGGTAGCCGGTCGATCTCCGTGGGCTGCAGGTGCAGGTAGTGCATCAGCAGCGGCTCGTACCGGAGGATCAGCCCGCGGAGTCCTGGCGGGCCGCTACCAGGTGGCCTTTTCCCAGTGCGTCCAGCGCCGCGTCTACGTCGCCCTGGTCCTCCGCGAGCTTCCGCAGGTGCGGCAGCATGGCCTCGATCCCGGCGTCCTCGGCGCCGGACGCCAGGCCCTCGGCGAGCAGGTTCTCCAGGACCTGGTCGAGCTCGTACCGCTCGATGCGCGCCCGCAGCCGGCGCTTCCACCCGGGCACGTCGAAGGCCGAGAACGCCAACTGCGGGTCGGCCCGGCGGCGAAACGCCCACAGGACGGCGCGCAGCGCGGTCGGGTCCTGCCCGCGCAGGCGGTCCTCGATCATCCGCCAGGGGGTGTCCCCCATGACGCTCTCGATGTCCGCGGCCTCGATCGCGGACAGGTCGTCCGTGCTGACCCGCTCGACGTCGCCGTCGTCCGGCGTGTACGTGATGATCATCTGCTGCTCCCTTACTGGATGTCGCGGCGGACGTCGTTAAGGACCCGCTCGACCTCGGCCCGCATCCGGGGCGTGCCGGCCCGCACGGTCCTCGTCCACCACCCGGCGGGTCTCGCCGTCTGCGTGGCCCACCGGCGGCGGTTGCCGAACACGGGGTGCCTGACTCTTCCGGAGTCGATCACGCCCGGCATGTTCTTCAGGTCGGGCGGGAGGCGGGAGCGGTCGACCCACACGCGCGCCCCGGGGGAAGTGCCGGTGCGGACACTGATCCGCACCGCGCCGGCCAGCGTCGCCCGCAGCGGCCTGGTGGTCGGCGAGGATCCGCCGCGCCCCGTCCGGCCGGAGCCCGACAAGTCCACGTCGCGGATCGCCCGCTGCAGATCCCGGTGCAGCGGCTCCGCAGCGCGCCGGATCCGCCGCGCGACGTGGCGCCGCAGCCTCGGCCCGCCCGCGGCCCGCAGCTTCCGGGACAGCTCCAGCAGTTGGCCGGTGCCGAGGATCTGGACGCTGCCAGCCATGTCAGGCCGCGTCCGGGATCGTGATGTTCTCCTGGGGCTCGCCGGTGATGGCGAACTGGGCCATGATCTGCGCGGCGCTGTCCATCTCGCGGATCTTGGTCTGGGAGATGACGCTGACAGGGAAGGCATCCATGGGCTGACCAGGGACGTCGCCCTCGTCCATCCACACGACGTTCCCGTCGGTGTCGCGGGTCAGCAGCGTCCGGACGTCGACTCCCGTCTTGCTCGCCCAGAACGTCAGGCTGGAGTCCGGAGCGGTGATCTCGCCTCCGACCACCGGCGTGAAGCGGGCGCCGAGCGCGGGCGTGGGCGCGGTCGCGGATGTGGTCTGCCACCCCTGCATCGCGCCGGTCTCCCCCTGCAGCTCCGTACCGGCGGTCAGCTCCGCGCGGGTCGGGGTCGCCAAGGTGGCGATCGATGGCACCCACAACACCTTCGTGATGCCGCGCCGGTAGTAGCGGACGGATGGAGTAAGAGCCGTCATCAGCTGCCTTCCTTCCTGGTTCGGCGGCGCTTGGGCGCGGCCGGTGGTGTCTCCTGCGGGGGCTTTTCGACCTGCCAGCCGGCCGCGCGGTGGTGAGGTACGGACACCTCGTCCACCTCGATGGGCTGGCCGGGCAGGGACGGGTGCGTCATGGTCACCCGGGGCATCAGGACGGCACCCGGATCACGGCGACCGTCACGCTGGTGACGGCGTCGTACGTGATGGCGGCCCGGCCGGTGGACGGGTCGCGGTAGTCGTCGGTGACGAGCACGCACTCGTCCGCGCCGGCAGCGACCGTCACTGTGCGGTCGGCGATGGCCAGGCCCTTGTATGTGCCCGGGGTTGCCAGCGTCACCGTGTGCGAGCTGGCGTCGCCGTTCTTGATCAGCAGCGCGACGCCGGGTCCGGTCTCGCAGGTGTCCCCGCCCGACGTCGCGTCCGCGAAGGTGATCGCGACGCCCTCGAGTCCGATGATCTTCGTTGTGAGTGCTGCCATTGCCCCTCGTCTCCTACGTGAAGGCGCGGCCGGCCACGGTCAGCAGCAGCACCGCCTGCACACCCTGGTCGGTCTGGTCCTGGATGAAGCGGGTCGCCTCGATCGCGGCCTCCAGCTCGCGGAGCCCGAGGCGCGGGTCGGCGCTCAGCCATGCCTCGACGCGCGCGCCGATCTCGTACGCCCGCACCCTGGCGGTCCGTACGTCGGTGGCGCCGCGGGAGGCGATCGCGGCGACGGTCACCTGGAACTGCTCTTCGCGGCGGACTCCGAGGCCGGCCCAGCCGCCCACGGTCGCGGCGGCCTGCAGGTCGCCGTCGGGGTCGCCGTCGTAGCCGATGACGAGCCAGTCGGGGGCTGCGGTGTCGGTGACCTGGGGGCCGTCCGTCACCCGCACGCCCGCCAGCTCGGCGTCCGCTTCGGCCTGCCCGAGCGCCACCAGGGCGTCGATCACCTCGGGTACACGTGATCCCATACCTATGCCATTCCGGGGGGTAGTTGGTCCGAGCCGAACATCTCCATGGCCCGGTTGGGGATCGCGTAGCCGAGGCCGGGGATCGGCTCGGTCACGCTGTAGTCGACGCTCGACCCGGGCAGGCCGCCGCGGGCACCCGCCCGCTGTGTCCGCCACAGGTGCTGGAAGATCAACCGGGCGGCGCCGGTGATGTTCTCCGCGACGATGCGGCGGCCCGCGCTGTACGTGGTGCGCAGCGGCCCGGTGAACCAGCCGCCGTCGAGGCGGCGCACGATCCCCGTCGCGCCGTCAAGGTCGAGCTGGTCGACGTCGTACGTCGTTCCGCCGTCCAGGACCGACACCACCGACGTCAGCGACACCGCCGGCGTCCGCCGCAGCGACAGGCGGTCCGTCACGCCGACGTCGTGGTCCTCCGTCACGGTGCGGACGGTGACCGGGCCCACGAAGTACTCGACGGCGAAGGTCGTGGCGTTGAGCCAGTAGCGGATCTCGCTGTCGTCTGCGGTGCCCGTCTCGTTGATGTGGGCCTTGGCGTCCGCGAGGGACAGGATCGCCGGCAGCGCCGGGAGGCTCACATCGAGGACGTCGGTGTAGGCGTGCCCCGGGCCGGTGAACACCCACCGCACCACGTGGCGGCCGGCCTGCTCGGTCAGGTAGTCGACCGTGTAGGTGCCCGTGGTCGCCGGGGGGTTGGTCACCTCCGGCGTCGCCGTGGTGCCGTCCGGCAGGGTGATGGTCAGGACCACGGTGTCGGCATCCGCGACGGTGCCGCCCGGGTCCCAGCACTGCGCAGTCAGGCGCGCGGTGGCGCCGAGGTCGTACGGCATGTCGCCTCGCCGTCAGCGGGTCTCGATGACGCGGCCGCGGCCGCCGCCCCGGGAGTCCTCGGCGGCGTGCTCGACCGCGGCCTGGTCGCGGGCGCGGGCGCGGGCGAGGACCGCCTCACGCTCGCCCAGCACGCCCTTCCTGGGCGCGTCCGCAGTCTCCTCGGCGTGCAGTACCCGCTCGGCTTCCACGGTGCTGGCTCCCTCCAGGTAGGCGAGGACGTCCTTGACGGAGTGCTCGGACGGGTCGAACAGCGGGCCGGCCGGGGTGGTGGGGAGGCGGACGGTCACCGTCCACCGCGCCCATGCCGAGCTGTCGTCGGCGCCGGCAGGCGGGGGGATCTCCTCGACGGTCGCAGCGAGGACGTCCAGCGGGCGGCCGTCGTCGGCGAGGACGATCGGCTGCTGGTGCACCGCCGCCGGCACCGGGTCGGCGACGTCCTGGTGGTCGGCGTGGACGGCGCGCTCCCCGTCGGCCCATGCCTCGGCCTGCTCGTCGGAGACCTCCACGACGTCGCCCGGCGCCCAGGAGAAGTCGCTGCCGCTGATGGCCTGCAGGATGCGAATGCGCGCCATCAGGAGTGATCCACCGGTGCGTTGCGCGGGTTGGCCAGGACCACGGTCGCGCCGTAGACGCCGCCGGTGCTCGCGCCGGCCACGGTGACCGCGACACGCAGGTACCGCGCCGAGCCGACGTAGCCGATCACGAAGACGGCGTTGTCGTCGTCCTGGCCAATCGCGGGCTCGGTGCCCTGCAAGTCGGCGTCCGCGACGGCCGTGAAGGTGCTGTTGTCGTCGGACTCCTGCACCGCGACGGTGTGGGTGCCGTCGGTGATGGCGCCGGTGGACACGATGACCAGGGCGTCCTGGAAGTCCGCGCCGCTCTGGGCGCGGTCGATGCTGGTGCCGTTCGCCGAGGCGGTCCGCGCGACCGGCGCGAGGCTCTGCAGCGGCAGCAGGTTGTCGTACGGGTTGGGGTGCATGGCGTCCCTTCCGAAGGGCAGAGGGTCGATGGTGTGACCGGCCCGGGCCGCGGGTGCGGCCGCGCGGCCCGGGGCCGGTGTGGGGGTCAGGACGCGGCGTGCTCGTACGCGGCGATTGCGGAGCCGTCGTCGACCATGCCGTCGATGCGGGAGTAGCCGAAGAAACCGGTCTGCATCTGGTCGGCGTACCGCTCGTTGAGGCGGACGGACTGCACACCGCGGACCTGCCGCACGATGTAGCCCGCCTGGAAGTCGCCGAAGAACAGGGACTTCGCCGACGCGGCCGGCACCGGGAGGCTGTTGTCGATCGTGTACGGGTAGCCGTTGATGGTCGCGGCGAAGCCCGGCGCCGGGACCGGGACCCACAGCGGCCGCTGGTCGCCGTCCTTGAGCTTGCGGAGGACCTTGAGGGTGGAGTCGCACATGGCCCACCGGCAGTTCGCCCCGCGGTAGGCGGGGTCGATGGAGTGCTCCAGGTCGATCGTGTCGTCGTAGGTGATCGAAGTGGTCTGGCCGCTGGCTCCGGTCTTGCCGACCCGGACGCCGGTGGCGAGGCCCTGGGGCTGCTTCACCCCGGTGCCGGTGCACAGATAGCGGGCGACGCCACGCCCGATGCGCTCGCCGAGCTTGCGGGGCAGCCACGACTCGATGTCGAAAGCGTTGTCCTGCAGGAGCTGCCAGTTGACCCGCACCAGCTTGGACGTGAACGTGTAGGCGCCGAGCTCGCGCTCACCGACCGTCATGTCCTGCTCGGGGACCGTCCCGCCCTCGGAGAGCAGGTCGCCCTCGTTACCCGTGTCGTCGTTGGTCGGCCAGCGCAGGTCGGCGCCGGTGTCGGTGGTGATGACGGTGCAGATGTTCAGCAGCCCGCCGAAGGCCTTCATGGTCTCCGTCATGACGCCGCGGAACTCGTCCGGGACCAGGTAGCCGCCGGCGGTGTCCGGGACGGTCCCCAGGGCGCGGGTGCCGCCGCGTTCCTGGAGCATGCTCCAGGAGCCGCGCAGGATCTGCCGGTCCTCCGTCTCCAGGCCCTCCATGCCATAGCGCATGTACCGGTGGAAGGCCTGGGCGTAGCGGGCGTCCTCGGCCGCCTGGTCGTCGCCCTGGTCGCTGGTGGTGATGATCTGGTCGCGGTCGACGCTGCCGAGGTGGGCCATCCGCTCCAGGCGCTCAAGGTCGCCGGAGATCCGCGTCAGGTCCGCTTCGGCCGCGTCCCAGTTCGCCCGCTCTTCGTCGGTCAGCTGGACGCGGCCCTCCGACCCCTCCATGATCTCCTGCATGCGGTGCCAGACGGTGTTCTGCTCGTCGACCAGGCGCTGCCGCCTAGCCAGAGTCTCAGTGGGCATCTGCTCTCCTTCAAGGGCATGCCGAACTCCCGGCGCACGGGCCGGGCCGGCGGGTGAGTGGGTCAGCGGGCCAGGCCGAAACGCGCGGCCAGGGCCTGCATCCTGCGGTCGACCGACGTACGCGACAGCCGAGTGGCGGCAGCCGGCTCAGCGTCGTCATCGGTGCCGCGAGTGGACTCACCCGGCTCGCGGTCGATCGTCTGCAGCAAGTCGAGCAGCTCGGGCCGGTACTGGGCCCGCTGCTCGATGGCGGCGCGGTCGCCGCGGCGTACGAGGGCGGCGGCCACGGCGCGCAGCCCGGCCTCCGTCTCCTCGTACGCGGGGAAGGTCACGGCCGACACCTCGAACAGTTTGACCTCGCGCAGGGTGCGCAGCTCGGCCTGCACGGTGTCGCCGCTGGTGGTCTCGACGTCGATCAACTCCCAGTCGTCCTTGACGACCTGGAACCCGAAGCTCATCCCCGTGACGTTGCCGTTGCGCACGTTCGCCTTCAGGTCGCCGACGTACGACAGGGCCGGGTCGAGGGCGGAGTCGACGGCCAGGCCCTTGGTGTCCTGGTCCAGTTCCAGGCTGCCGGCGGAAACCCGGGAGACGACGTAGTACGTGTCGTGGTCGATGAGCATCCGGGCGTCGCCCTCATCGAGGGTCTTGGTGAACGCGCCGGTCGCCACCTCTTCGTAGAACCCCCACCGCAGCGGGTTCCCGATGGAAGTGCGCGAGTTGAACACCGCGGCGTACCCGGCGAACCGCTCGGCGCCGCCGTCGCCGTCGGCGCGGATTGCGAGGCCCGCCGTGGACAGCGGCAGCCGGCGGCGCTCCTCAGTCGTCGTCCTCGTCAGGGTCATCATCCGTGCCTTCCTCGGGCGCAGGGGCGGGGGGCAGCTGCCGGGGTTCCTCGGACGGGGCGAGCAGCCGGTGCGCCTCGGCGAGCAGCGCGGCCGCGCGTACGGCCTGCGGCAGGTTCTCGTCGGCCGCCAGGAGCAGGCCGGACTCACGTGCGCCCGCGGCCGGGGCCGGGGCAGGCGCGTAGGGGTTGGTGCCCAGCGGAGCCATGTATGTGGGCTGCAGGTGGACGTCGCCGCCTTGGCCGGCGGGCAGCGGCGGCAGCTCCTCGTATCCGCGGACGTCGTCCGCGGAGAAGGCTCCGACGTCGCGCATGGCCCGGTAGAACGTGGCCCGGGCGGAGCTGTCGCCGCGGAGCAGGCCCTGCACCTGGTACTTGGCGTACTGGCTGGCGGGCAGCAGTTCCTTGGTGATGCGCTGCTCGGTCGGGCCCAGCCACGTCGGCGTCAGGTCGAAGATGACCCAGGCGCCGGCCTGCTGCTCCAGCCCGGTCCCCCAGCTGGTGGACTTGGCCGTCTCCATCAGCAGGAACAACGGCACGCCGAACATGCGTGCGATCTCGGTGATCTGGAACTCGCGGGACTCCAGGAACTGGGCGTCCTTGTACGGCATCACGACGGGCTTGAACGCGGCGCCGGAGTCCAGGACGGCGATCTCCTGGGAGTTGCGGAAGCCGCCCATCTTGGCCTTCCACCGGGCCTTGAGCCGCTCGGCCTGATCCGGCTCCAGGCGCTGCTCGGTCTGCAGCACACCGGACATGATGTTGCCCTTGCCGAACAGGCGGGCGGCGCTCTTCTCGGCGGCCTGCGCCAGCCCGATGCCCTCGGCCGCGAGCCGCACCGGCGAGCACCCGGTGACGCCGTCGTACCCGAGCCCGGGGATGTGCAGGATCTCCCGCGTCGTCAGCGCATGCTCCGCGCCCCGGTCGTCGGTGACCTGGAAGACCTTGCCCGACGGCAGCAGGTCGTCCGGCTGGACCTTACCCACCCGCACCCGGTCCGGCATGATCGGCCACAGCTCCACGACCACGCCCGCCCGGTTGCGGACCTTCTGCAGGTAGCCGTTGCCCCACAGCACACGGTGCACGTACGGCAGCCGCCACAGCTCCAGCGGCGTCAGCTCGGGATGCGGGTCGTCCAGCAGCGCGGACGCCGCGGCGTTCCGCGTGCCCTTCGCGTACGCGTGCAGCGGCAGCGCCGAGGACACCCCGGCGATCAGCGCCACCGACCGCCACACCGCCGGCATGTGCAGCGACGACCGCTCCGTCACCGGCATGCCCGACTCGTTCGGCAGCGCCCCCAGGTACTCGGATACCGCCTCGGACGTGAGGGGCTGAGCAGGGCTCTCCAGGGACCGCCGCTCGAACAGACCGAACAGGCTCACGTCTTCCCCCCTCGGTCCTCCCGCGCCCGCTCAGCGCCCTGCGCGGCCCGCTCCAGCGCCACCACGCCCAGCACCCCGCCGAGCACCAGCGCCGCCGGCACGCTCCACAGCGCCACCCCCACCAGCCCGACCAGGACGCACCCGACCTCCAGCACCGTCAACACGACCGTCCTCACCACAGGTTCGGCGCCCCCTCGTCCTCCGGTATGTACGTGGCGTGCCCCCACAGCGCGTTCGTGGCCGCCACCAGCGGGCTGATGTCCACGCCCACCCCGCGCCGCGCCCACGCCCACGCGTCCCCGAGCGACCGCTTCTGCGCCCCGGCCAGGGCGGTCGCGAGCGGCGCGGGGTCACGGTGCGCGAGCGCCTTCTCAATGACCGCGTCGTAGAAGCCGCCGGCAGCCTGCGCGACCTCGCGGACGGTGGGCTGCACGATCACCAGCCCGGGCCGCTCCCGCCCGTCCGCGCCCTCGGGCGTGTACGGGCGCTCCAGCTCGGGGATCAGCGACCCGGCCGGACCGCCGGCGTCGATCACCCACGCCGTCGGGCCCCACTTCTCCTGCAGCTCCCGCGCCCGGGCCACGACCCACCCGATGCCCGGCCGGTGGTCGATCACCTCGACCGCGGCCACCGGCCCGTACTGGCCGGCCGCGCAGATCGCCGCGTGCGACCGCTCCGGCGTCGCGTCGACCGCGAAGGTGACCGGGTCACCCGGCGCCGCCTGCGGGTCCGCAAGGGCCCGCCACGCCACCTCGGGGATGACCTGCCATGTGTCCTCGACGTCCGCGGGGTAGTCGCCCACGCCCAGACGCTCGCGCGCGTACCCGGTCGCCGACATCGACGCCCGCTCTTTGCCGATCTTCTCCAGCGTCAGGCGGTAGCCGACCCCGGGGTTGGACTTGAGCGCGGCCTCGTCGGACATCAGGTCGTCGTGCGTCGTGCACTCCGGCGCGCACTCGGCCGCGTGCCCCTCGGCCGACCACTCCAAGTAGCACAGCGACGGGTCCGGCGTGCCGGACTCCACAGCGGCCAGGGCGCGCCGGCGCAGGCGGGCCAGCTGCACGGACGGCGCGCCGATCCCGGCGGACCCCAGGTACCAGATCTGCGGGTCGTCCATCGCGGCCATGGTCGGCAGGAGCGCGTCGATCGCCGCGTCGCCGAGGATCATGTCCTCGTCCATGATGTTGCACTCGCCGTCGAAGCCTCGGCCGGAGCCGCCGGACCGGGCGATGTACTGCAGCAGCTGCCCGGTGTGCAGCTCGACGGCTTCCTCGCCCGTGGTGTGCCAGTACCGTTTGACACGTTTGTGCAGGTCAGGGCATGCGCGCAGTCGCCGCTCCAGGCGACGGAAGCTCTTCTTCGCGGTCTTCAGCTCGTGCGCCGAGTGGAGGATCAGCTCCTCGCCGCCGATGAACAGGCCCCAGAGCTCCCGGGCCTCGATGATCGCGCCCTTGCCGTTCTGTCGCGGCACGCTCGTACAAACCTCGAAGGCGGCCCACCGGCCGGCCGCGTCCTCGGCCATGCCCTCCCGCAGCACCAGCTGCTGCCACGGGTCGAGGACCAGGCCGGCCCGCCGCGCCAGCTCGATCGCCTCATCCCCGGCGGTGGACACCGCGCCCGCCGGCACCGTGTGGATCCGCGGCGTCTGGACGCCGTACACGGTCATCCCCGCACCTGCCGGCCATGGCTGCGCTCCCGCTCGGCGCGGCGCTGGGCGCGCTGCTGGGCGACCTCGTCCACGACGTCCCCGGGCTCGGACACCGGGGGAGCCAGACGGCGCAGGTCCTGCATGATGCGCCGCAGGTCCCTCGCCACCACGGCGGCCGCGCCCGGGGTCGCCGCCTGGTCCTGGTGCTTGGCCAGGTTGATCGCGCTGGCCGCCAGGCCCGGGGAGACGGTCGCGACAGCGAGGGCGCGGAGCTCCTTGCGGACCGCGCGCTCGACCACACCCTGCTCCGCCACCGCCCACCCCCGTCCCCACTACCAAGCGTGACGTGACGGTGTGTCACCATTTGCCCCTTACGCTCCGTCACCGAATCGGCGATCACAGAGCGTCACCGGGCTGTTGGAATCGGCGCGCAAAGATCCGGGCGACGAGAGCTTGTGGGTCGCCCGAGAGGTCGCTGAACTTCGAACCCACTCTCCC